CTGGCCTGTTGTTGGCATTTGGTTTACTGCTCTTGGTGTATCAACCATGGCGTTCAACCTGAATGGTTTCAACTTCAACCAGTCCATTCAAGATCGTGAAGGACATGTTATCAACACGTGGGCGGACATCCTGAACCGAGCTGGTCTCGGCATGGAGGTCATGCATGAACGTAACGCACACAACTTTCCGCTTGATTTAGCTGCTGCTGATACCACGCCTGTGGCTTTGAAAGCGCCAGCTATCGGATAACTCTTTTTATTTAATAGCTAACTATGTCACAACTTGTTCGAGATACTTCGGGTCTTTCAATCCCGACACATGACTACCTTGAGTTTACCTACGTTTCTTCTGGAAACGGTGCTGGTGAAATCAGTACAATTACATATAAAACTGGTGGATCCAGTGGTACTACTGTTGCTGTAGTCACTATGGCTTACAACAGTGATGACAAACTAACTTCTTTGACTTTGGCATAATGTCTGTTCACTTTGATTTTGCTAACGGAAAATTTGTTTATACTTGGCAAGTCATAAGTGATGACGGCACGAAGTATTTCACAAGTGACGGACAGTTAGTAGACAAAAAAAATCTTATTCCGTCAGCAGCTACACTTGCATTTCTTGAGTACACCACTGCTTCTGTTTCTTCATTCCAGCTGAAGTCAGGCGGCACGGTTAATTATGACGTTGACTGGGGTGATGGGTCAACAGAGACAGGTGTTACTACCAATGAAAAAGACCATACCTATTCCACTGCAGGTGTTTACAGAATTAAAATAACACCAGCAGAGGGTTCAACTTTTCGTCCGCTGCAATATGGAGCTACTGACGGTACAACTTCTCTTGCTAAGGTTGCAGGGCTTGGCGGTAGTCAATTTGGCAGTAGTTTAATTAACGCTTGGAGAGACGTATCTAGCTTAACTTCTTTTGGTGCTATTGATACTTCAAGTGTTACTTCATTCACGCGAGCCTGGGCTAATTGCTCTGGACTTACTACATTCCCTCAAATTGATACGTCAAATGGAACTACTTTTTCTTTTGCTTGGAATGCTTGTTCTGGACTTACATCATTCCCTGCTTTAGATTTCTCAAGTGCTACAGAGGTAGGTCAAGCATGGAATGGTTGCTCTAATCTTGTAAGTTTCCCTTCTGTAGATTTTTCAAGTGTAACTAGTTCTTTCCGTAGAACATGGTATCAATGTACCTCATTAACTACATATCCTGCTAATCAATTTGATAATATTCAGACTACGGCATCTAATGGATTTGAAGATGCATGGAGAAGTTGTGCATTAACTGCTCAGTCAATTGAGAACATACTTACTTCACTGGATACAAACGGTGCTAGCAACATTACCTTAGGGTTTGTGGGTGGAACAAACGCTAGTGCTTCTACTTGGTCCTACGATGCTGTTGACGCTTACGTTGATTTAGCCAGCAAAGGTTGGACAATTACTCAAAATGGTACCGCCAATATTGTCTACAAAATTAACAATAGTGGGACTTCGTTTACGCTTCCATCAGCTGGTACGATTAATATTACAGTTGATTGGGGAGATGGTAATTCTGATACGGTAAGCAATACTGCCAATGCTCCTTCTCACACCTATGCTTCTGCAGGAATTTATGAGATTAGAATCAATATAGATTCAGGTGAGTATAGGCCAAGGTTTGGGTTGGATTCAGATTCCGACGCTCAACTTATTTCAGCGGTCATCGCTAATAATGGTGGTATTTCTAGTATGGAACAGGCTTTTAGGAATGTTTCCAATTTAACTAGCTACAAACAAATTGAAAGTGCTAGCTCTAGTGTAACATCTCTTAATAAGGCTTTTCAGGCTTGCTCCTCGCTTGCGTCATTTCCTGTTATTGATACATCAAGTGTAACTACCTTTCTAGATGCCTGGAAAAGTTGCTCTTCGCTTACGTCATTCCCTTCCTTAAATTACTCAAGTGCCACTCAGGTTCATTATGCATGGGACGCGTGCTCTTCGTTAGCTGACTTTCCTGCAAATCAATTTAACTCTACAGGGACTTTGGTCTCCATTGCGTTTGCTGCATCTTGGCGTGGTTGTGCATTAACTGCTCAATCGATTGAAAATATTCTTACTTCACTGGATACCAACGGTGCTCAGAATATTACTTTAGGTATTAACGGGGGAACAAACGCAGCCCAATCAACCTGGAGCACTGCAGCAAACACCGCTTACAATAATCTCGTCACCAAGGGTTGGACCATCACCTTTAACTCATGACTTATCACGTTTGTCACGGCGCTGGAGCGGTGCATTACATCGAAGTTCCTGAGGGATCCAGCTTTGTCTCAGGCCAACCTACTGTCGAAGACTTCACGGATGAAGCAGCCGCAAAAGCACGTGCCACTGAGCTTGGCTATGTCTTTGACGAGGAAGAGGAAGAGTAATGGCCAAGTCGCTAAGCGGACAAAACTTTGTCCCTAGCAAACCTAAAAAGACACGTCAAGGCCATGGATCACATTCTAAACCGTCCCATGGACGAAAGAAGTATCGTGGCCAAGGAAAACGTTAGTTCTCTTCCAAATGTTCAAACTTCTCATTGCGAGTGGTGTCGCCGTTTCAGCAGCTGCGCTGGCATCTCCTGCGCAAGCGGACGGTCTCTACCTGAACCCTGAGTTCAACGCTGGTTGGTCTGGTTCGGACTTCACCGGATCTGTCCTCGAAGGCCACGTGGGCTACGAGAAGGGTGGTCTTTACATCCAAGGTGGCCCTGCTTACGCCCAGCCTGATGGTGGCGACGCTGAAGTTGGCTTCTCAGGCAAGATGGGCATTGGCGCAGCTGTGTCTGAATCTTTTGACGTTTATGGCGAAGTTTCCGCCGCCAAGTTTGAAGACGTGGACGCTGGCTATGGACTTAAAGTGGGGGGCAAGTACAAATTCTGAGCTATAACTGAATAGTCCTCACACGACAGCACGAAGCCTCCGTATTTTCGAGCAGATACGGGGGCTTTTTGTTTATCAATGCACTTATGAGCACCAAACTCAACGGCAACAGGTACTCCCCAGTCGGAAGCCGCGTTCCAACAGAGCTTTTACCAACAGCAATTAGATGGGAGCAGGCACGCGCTGTGCTGTTTGATCAGTTTGGTCAACACAGCAAAGCTAGAGAGTGCGAAAAACTGAAGCGTTATTACGAGCGCCGTAGCATGGATGAGTGCATCTAAGAACCATGCAACGTATTTACAACGTGCTTGGCGTACTGGGCTTCGTCATGTCTGGGACGCTTGTCGGTCTAAGCATTGCCGCCTTTGCTCGCATCCCAGCAATGATCGATGACATGGCCGCCGACATGATGGATGACATCACCGGCAAAGTGACTGAAATGGTGCCGGGTCAAATTGACCAAGTCATGCCAGAGTTGCCGACCAGCACTGGACCGGCTGTGCCGTTCAAGCTTCCATGAACGATCAGGTCAACTCACCAGCGCACTACACCAAGGGTCGCGTCGAAGCTATCGAGGTGATTGAGGATGTGGTCGCTGGTGCTCCTGATGCTGTAATTGGCTATTTGGTTGGTCAAACATTGAAGTACTTGCTTCGGGCATGGCACAAAGGCAATGCAATGCAAGACCTGCAAAAAGCGGCTTGGTATCTGAACCGTGCTATCGACAGGTTCAAGGCTTGACACAAGAAAACCCCCGGCGTCCCGGAGGTTCTCAAGGGCTGATCAGGCCAAACCCGATGATCATTCGAGGATGACAGCGGCCCTGCCTAGCAGAGCACTCCCGTCATGCGCCCTTGACGCGTAATGAGACCGTCAATGACCCAAGTTCACCAACAGGTAGCAG